CCCTTCTGTTGCATCTCGCGCAGTAGTCCTTGAATATCCAATCCTCCGGCCACCTGGGGCACTTCCCCCGGCGCATGGTGGGGCGGTTTGCGTCTGGTGGCTTGGCCTTATTCTTATTCATGCGCCGGGCATCCTTCCCGCTTTTTACATCCGACACATTCGCTTTCGGGAACCATTGCCGACTTGTCGGGACATGCGACAAGCTCTCCCGGTTTCGGCTCTTCCTCTTTGGGTGGCTCCTCTTCTTTCTTTTTGCCTTTCAGCTTGTTCTTGAGGGCTTCCGATCCCTTGTCCACTGATACCGGATCAACATCAAACCAGTCGGGAACGGCGCTCATCCCGTCTTTCAGGCTGTTGTAGATTTTGCGGAGATTGACCAACTGTGCCGGGGTGATCGTATCGAGACGCCGCTGTATCCTCTTTTCGATCTGATCCTTCGTGACCCCGAACTTCCCGAATGCGTCCAGAAGTTTCTTGAGGGCTTCGGGGGATGTGTCGGCTTTAGCCTTGAGAGTGGCTTCGCACTGCGCGACGGCGGATTCCACGACATCGCCGGGGATGATTGCCAGGATCGCAGCTCTTAACCTTCGCGCCCCCTGATTTGCCGTCATCTCGTAGATGTCTCGGGGATCTTCGAGGCGGTAGCTGCCCTTTTTGGTATAGCGCTCGTGCTTTACCTGGAAGGTTTTGACGTGCCGGGTGTTGTTCTCAACATCCCAGGCGAACGCTTCAACGGTGCTTTCCCCGTTGCGCTGCTCCAGCTCCCGGATTCCGAACTGAAGGTTCTGCCAGTTCTGCGCTATGGCTTCGGCCAGCCGGATGGACGGCCCGGTAATCTCCGTTCCGCCCCGAGCATAGGAATAAAGGGCTTGCTCTGCCAACCCCGGACGCTGACACGCCACGGCGATCCGATCCATAGCCTCGATCTGATTCCGGGGAAACCTCTTTGCCAGGACAATGGCCCCTTGAACCTCGGCAATGGCGCGGTCCTGTTCTACCGACACAAGGGCGGTGCTCTGCGGGCGTGTCGCTACGGGTGCGCTTTCAGTTGATAGATCATTCATATGCACTTCTCCTTTCTTTTTTGGCGTTGGTATTCATTTACGCATGAACAATGATAAACATGTTGGTAATTCTCTGTCATTTTCTGTGGGTCATCGTACGAATGGCAATAAGCACACTTCCGGTAATGAGGAGGAAACCCGCTCTCAACTGCCCTCATTCTCTTGTGGATGAAGTTGTGATAAGCCCTATCTTGGCAAACGACTAAATTGGCATTGCGGTTATCAGCCTTATTTTCATTCACATGATGAACAATCGCCCCGGCGGGCAATTCCTTTCCAATCGCTTTTTCTGCTGTTATAATCCCTCCCTGCTTTCTCCCGGAAGATGTTGTGAATCTCATATAACCGTGCTGGAATCCACCGCTGCCGCTCGGCCGTCTCTTTAGTATCGCAGTATCCCCGTAACGGTGCCACCTTGTATAATGGGCCGTGCACCAACCCTTCCTTGAAGCTACTTTTTCGCACCCCTCTACTGAGCAATTCATTTTAGCAAAAACCTCCTCACTGGCTCCGACTGTTTCACATACTTTTGATAGATGTCCGGGTGATCCTTCTCGAATGCCTTGGCATCGAACGTCTTCCTCCCGTTTGCAAGGCGGTAGGTAAGCAGCGTTTCGCCGCCTGCATCAACAAGAGTATCTCCGGCATCCCCCAGGACGGCGATCAAACGCCCCTTGATTTCTTCTTCCTTGGCCTCCAGGGCGGTTTTTTCATCCCGGACGGCTCGCAGGTCGGCCACATCCAAGCAAACGCCTGGAGAGGCGATAACCGCACCTTTCGCAGTACTCTTGCCGAACCTTGCAACCGCATCGGCGAATGAAACCGCGTCCGGTGGATTGCCATCCACCACCCTTTGCCAAAACGCGGCGCAAGCCTCAATGATCATCTCCTGTAATTCCCGATCTTCGGGAACCTCATAGAGCTCGGGCGCACCGCCCCCGATGGACACCGCGACATCGAACACCGGGAACGCCGTCACCGTCATGTAATGCTGAACCTGGAGGATGTAGTAATCGGGGATCTCGTTTGTTCCTGGTTCGCCCCATCCCTTCACGCTGCGGGCCGTCTTGATCTCCAGCCCCCGGAGAGGATCGTCCGTAAAGCCGTCCAACGACGCCAGCATGAAGGGATACCTTGAATGCGTGATGATCTTATCCGGGACTCGCACGGGGCGGCCTGTCTGATCGGAATACCATTGGCGGATTGCAGGCTCCATGCGCTTGCCCCAGTCTGTCGCTTCATTCCCTTCCCAGTTCGCAACCTCCTTTCTTTTCTCCTGGTAAACCTGATATGCCGTCTTCCACGGTGACAGCCCCATGACGGCGGCAATGTCACTCCCGCCGATCCCTTTCCGTCGCTCTTCAAGCCACTGCGGACCCTCGTTCATTTTCTTGCCTTTCTGCTTTCGCCTTCCTCTTCTTAGGGTTGCGCTGGATGTGGCTTCCCTCCGGCACTACCAGCTCCCGCAGGATGTAGGGATCAACCCGATTGATCCACGCTATCACCCCCCTGATGATCCTATACTTGATGCTCATGCCTCCACCTCCATTATTGCCCTTATGATTTCCGCTGCAACCTTCGGGACGATGCTGAATACCGGCGATTGTACCTACTCTTGCACGGTTTACACGGTCCCTGCGGACTCCCGCCCTTACACTTCGCAAATTCACTCTCTGGCTTGAACTCTCCGCAAATAGTGCAACGCTTCATTCCATGTTCATTTCTTGCAGTGGAGTGGATAATGATGTGTTCAGAGGGGGAAACTAAGCGAAGGTTCTCGATCCGATTGTCTGCCGTGTCCTTGTTGATGTGATGAACAACCATTCCCGCAGGGATTTGGCCGTTATGAGAAATCCACACGCGCCGGTGTTCATAATCCCGCTCATGGTTTTCCATTAATCTTACATATCCGTGGTCATTCGCTTTCATATTCAACCCTCACAATCGCCTCAATAATTCTGCTTGCTAATTGAGGAACTATCGAGTTTCCGAGCGCACCTAAGATAGATCGGTGCGGCCACCCTTCTTGCTCCATGACTTCAAATAGGTCCACTGATACCCCATTAACCAACCCGACAAGATCATCAGGCGCTCTACGAACTTTTCCGTCCGCGCAAGGCAGCCAGACGAATTGATCCCATTGCCGTGCAGGGTGGTCTGCAAGTCCCTCCCGCCTTGCCCGTGATCGCTCGGACAATAATTCATGTTTTGCTGTTTCGGGGTCGGCCAAGTATTCACCAACGCCCCCAACGGCGGTGTCGCTACCCCTCCCGCATCCTTCCGCTTCTGCCATGTTTCCATGTCCTCGGCAGTCGTCTTGCCTTCGCGGGGCGTCGGCCATGATGCTTTCAGAGCGTTCGGAAGCTGATTCCTGTGCCTCTCCCCGTGCTTCTGAAAATGCTCCTCCGAATTGCACATTTTGATATCTCTCGCCGCTGTTGTTGGCCACGATCCAATACCGCATCCTGATTTGCGGGGAGCCGACGGCGCAAGCTGGAACACCGAACACCCGCACTTCGTAGCCTTGAGCTTCCACGTCAGATAGTATTCCGGCGAGGCCCACGTCTCCGATTCCAGGAGGATTCTCGAAAATCGCCCAAGCGGGCTTCGCGTATTTAAGCATTGCGATAGCCGAAGGCCAGAGCCAACGGTCGTCTTGATCGCCTCTCTGCTTCCCGGCTCGACTCGCGGGTTGACAAGGAGTTCCCCCTGTGAGTAAAAAGGGACTATCGATTTTGATGAGGGCATATTCCGTACACCTGCTTGGCGTTGTTGCAGTTGTAGCAGAGGAGTTGCAGGTCGTCTGGCAATCCTCGCTTGATTGCGATTTTCCATACGGAGGTATAGTGATATCGCTTTCGTTCCTCATTGCCGTTATTGAGTTTATGATCCAGGCAAAGGAACTCCATGCGATGCTCCCCACAGCAGACGCACTTTCCGCCGTAATGGTTGACGATTTCCTGTTTTCTTCTTCTGTTATATTCCCGCTGTTTTTGCTTATGTAATTCTCTATTTTTGTTTCGCCACTCTCTTGTATATGCTGTATTGCACGGCTGACATCTGGAGTGACTCGCAGATACCTCTCGTTCCCCGCAATGTGGACAAATTCTTCGCATAAGATCACCAAGCTCCGCACGTCATCATGAATCGGCACCCCCGGCCATGCCCTTGAAAGAAAGTTTCTGCATCTCTTATCTATCTCCACAAACTGAATCGTCTTGATCCCGTTCCATTTACAGGCAAGGGCGAAACCACCGATGCCTGAGAACAAATCTATATGGTGAAGGCCATCACTCACCCTCCACCTCCCCATAATCCTCAACAAGCGCCTGTTTCGCCCGATCCAGTTCCCTTTGTGCATCGTTTATCTCCGACTCCAGAGCATCGGCCTTGTCATACGTCATGTGGTATTGCCGCCTTGCTTGCAGATAGGCGAGATTGTCCTGTGCCTCGTCTATTCTCTCCAAAGCCCTCTCTCTGCCACGCGATTCCAGGATGGTATCAACGGCATTCCCGATCATCCAGTAACGGTCTCTCATCTGTATTTCTCCGTCACGTCCTCACCCGTTGCGACATCAAACACCTGCAAAATATCGATCCTGTCCGCCGACGCCTTCCCATCCGTCACCCACGACTCGCAGATTATTGCATCCAGCGGGATACGGATGCGCGCCTCTAAGGGTCGTTGCGGATAATAGGCCGCACACCACGAGCGGGACGCGAAGTGGAACCCTGGATAGCCACAAACAACCCGCTCATCATCTGCGAATATCTCACCATCACGGAGGACATTCAGGCCGACACGGAACTGATAGCCATTATTGTTAAGACCACCATCGAACCGCTTCCAGTAGGTGTTTCCCGGCTCAACGCCCATAATTTTGACAAGGCTTTTCGCCCCGATCAGGTCTGCCCCGTTCAGATTCGCCCTGCTCAGGTTCGCCCCGATCAGGTCTGCCCTGCTCAGGTCTGCCCCGCTCAGGTCTGCCCCGCTCAGATTTGCCCCGTTCAGATTCGCCCCGATCAGGTCTGCCCCGTTCAGATTCGCCCTGCTCAGATTCGCCCCGATCAGATTTGCCCCGATCAGATTCGCCCCGATCAGGTCTGCCCCGTTCAGATTCGCCCCGATCAGGTCTGCCCCGTTCAGATTTGCCCCGATCAGGTCTGCCCTGCTCAGGTTCGCCCTGCTCAGGTCTTCCCCGTTCAGATCCACCCCATTCAGATCCGCCCCGTTCAGATTCGCCCTGCTTTTTAACGCCGCTTCGACGCATAGTTTTATGGATTCGGTGTCCATGGATAACAGCACATTGCCGCTGTATCTGTGCTTGATTTCAAATTTCATATCGTCCCCACCTTTTTGAAAAGCTCCAAGGTTTTTTCCGCGCCCCGGATAAACCCCGCTTGCACGCCGAAGAACGCGCCGATAACCACCAGTGCCGGAAGGATCAGCACCGCACCGAACGCGGCGATTATCTCTGATAATGTCCGCTTTGCATCGTCCCACGCCGCCTGCTCTACTATCGCCGCCTTACCGTTTGCCATGTCTCATCCCTCCATTTTTTTATCCGCATCTGCCGACTGCGGTAGTCCCGAATCATGTCAACGATGTTCACAACGCAATACATGACAATTAAAATGACGAAGAATGTGAACAACAGCCCCCCGACAACCGCGAAGCACCACAAAAGACCGTCTGCAAACGCTTGCTCGCTCATGGTTGCCTCCTTTAATTTGGGGCGGGAGGGACCGAGTGAGTTCCCCCGCC